GGGATTCAGCCTTCATTGCCTCAATGGACATCTCATGCGGCGTTTTGCCGGGTTCCATCGGCGCCAGACCCGCACCGCCGATCTTCGCCTTGGCCTCGTCTTGCTTGGCCTGTGCAGTCATCAATTTAGCCTTGGCATCCTGCATACGAGACTGAGAATCCTGCAGTTTGGACTGCGCTTCGGACGTGGCCTTTTGCTGTTCTGGCGTCGGCCGACCCATTGCGGACGGCGGCGCAAAATACTGCTGCGGATTGGAGATCTTTAGCACGTCCGAAATGATAGCCGTATCCAAGGCTAGAGGGTTATACATCGTCGGGCTTTGCGCCGACAAAGCCTTAAGGCCAAGGTATTTAAAGATACGCTGTGTCTGAGATGCTGTATTCGGATCGGCCTGCGGCACTAAGTTGTAGTTCTTAAGCGCATCGAGAAAAGTCTTTTCGTCCCACTGTCTGGCTGGCTTCTTGTTTTGCTGCCAGAATGCATCTGGATGTTCTTTGAAGATCTCGACAATCAACTTTAGTTCTTCACATTGGGCGGCGTGCATTCGCTTATGAACAGAATCCTTGACAACTTGCTGCTGTTCGATGATGGCCAGAACCGCGCCGGTTTGGGCGTCCTGCTTGCCCTCCCCGACCATTTGCTCGGCTGTTCCGCCGATCCGCATACCCGTGGTGGCCATCTCCTGCGCGAGAGCCATCAAGCCTTGGCTTGGCTCCTTGTAGGGGAGCGGCATAACAACATCTTGTATGCGGCCAGCGCCAATATCTATCTGCGACGTGCCGCCGGGGGGAATGCGGAGGATGTTGCTATTCTGTCGGCTAGCCTGCTTACTGATAAGCGCGCCGGGGAAACAGGCATACATGCCTGCGTCGAGTAGCTCTCGCCAAGCCGCTGTGAGGGCATTAGTTGTATTTCCTAGAATATGTAGTAGGCCAATATCATAGAAACCAAAGCCGGGGACATATGTGTACTTTACAAACACATCCTTTGCTTCAGGTAGTTCTTTATCCTCATCCTCATCATAGTTGCGGACAACAGACAATATCTGCTTGCTGGATTCGTCAATGGTTACGCGATAAGGAAGCTCGAACCCGCTTTCTTTGCCCTTCCATTTGTGCTCATAACCCTTGATATCGAGATAGCAGTAGCATTCAAAGATGTCTCGGCTGCGATCTTCCGGGCGTCCGAAACCGCCCTGCTGAACACCTTGCTGACTATTCTTTTGCTGCTCAACGGCATTGTTCTCAGGCGGCGGGGGAGCTGGAAGGTCAACATCCCGATAGACGCCAAGGATCTGTAGCCGCCTGACGGCATTCTTGTTAAGTCGCGCTTTATGTGTAATACGGATTGCGTTCTTAAGGTCGGTAGCGGCATTGTTGACAACCAAATGCTCCGCGTCGACCGTCTCGGACACCGGACGATTGCGAACCGGGCAGAAATAGACTTTCTTGAACGACGTTCCACCGAATCCCAGCATCAGGAGCATTCGGTCGGTATCGGGATAATACTCGCTAGCGGTGACGGTCAGGTAGTGGTTCATATCCTCTTCTAGGTCGTTCGCCAGTGCGTCCTCTTGAGAATCAGCGTTATTGTCATCGTTGCGGATCTTGACCGGACCGTCTGTCGGCAATAGCTCGGAACGCGCATTGGCCTGAAAACGCAGAACCGCCTCTTGCATTAGAGGATGGCGAACCTTGCTCATTCCTTCAACGGGAGCCCCGTCCGCTGCTCCTTGCTGGCCAGGAACCTCCAACTTCAACCCTAGAAGAATAATGCCCTTGGCGCGCTCATCTAGCCATTCTCGGCGGGAGTCTTCGTCTTCCTTAATGCCGCGTAGCAGATCATCGCAAATACGGCTGAGTTCAGATGCGTCAATATCCTCTGCCAGATTGTCGAACCAGCCGGTTGGTTTTCGTTGAGGATCAGCCAAAGGGCGACCATCAAGACTAACCGTAACGCTACCGTCTCCATGCGTGATTTTGACAATACGGCCACGGTCGTCGAACTCCGGCATGTCGTCGCCGTCGCTCGATGTAATGATGATATCGACGGGGGCGTGATCTATCTCCGGCTGCGGCGGTGGCTGCAGTCGGATGTTGGATGGTGCTAGGCCGGCCATTGACTTATGGGTGCTTTCGTTCTATATAATTGAATGACTAATTTGCCTGACGGGCATTCAAGTCAGGCCGGTTCGATTCCGGCTCGGTGACCGAGATCATGGAGAAAGAGACGGTTCGATTCCGTCCCGTGGGGAGGTGCGTTGCGACGCGTCCCATAAGGCAGTACCCGCAGCTGGCTTTGCGGGTGGTCTGACAGCCGGGAAAGACCGGCAACCTTTCTATATCACCCCGGATATAGCGCTGGCGGGGCTTTCCCCGTCCACCGCTTAGATTCCTCAATGTCGTAGAGGCGTTCTGGCGCGCGGCTCAACAAGCCGTTATCGCGCAGATACTTCATGCCGTGGCTCATACAGTCCACAAGGTCGTCGTGCTTCCCCTTGGGGAATGTAGAGACTTCGCGGATAACCATTTCCGCCCATTCTTTGTCAGGAGCCCAAACCATACCCTCAGACCAAAGATGGGATACAGAATAGAGTCGCTGCCATTTGTCCCCCCTTGGCGTAACCGCGCTAATGCCGAACTCCTCAATGGAAGCTACGCGATGAAGTTCCTGAAGAATGCTAGCCCCCGCCGCTTTGTCTTCTACAACTAACCTGTCTATCTTAAATTTCTTCCCAGTGGCAAGGATTCTATTCACCAACTCATGGAACTGTAATTTAGCCTTCCAAGCGTTCATTAGGACGACGTTGGGAGCCCCCTCAGCATAAACACGCTGTATTTGCTGTCTTGTACCATATCTATTTAGAGTGTTGCTTATGGTTGCTTTATTCTGAACAGTAAAAACACCTAGAACGACCATAGCCGAATAGTCGTTTTCTTGTTTCTCTCCATAAGCAGTATCTACTATGGCCAGTATGTAATCTAACTCTGGAAAGTTGTCGTCTTTCCACAAAGTCCACCAGTCATCTTTGATGATGCCGCCGCCCTTCGGCACGGGCGCTTGCTGGTGCTGTCCAGAGATTTCATATTCACCCATCGTTCGTTCGTTGCGATCAACGACTTCAAGAGGAAATCTTTCAGGGAATATAAGCTCCCCTTCTTCTGTTCTAGGATCTTGAGTTCCCAGCATTGTCGGGAAGGATCTGGCCGGGTCATAACGCATCGGTAGCATCAGATGGTCGTATCCGAGTTGTCTATCTAAAATTGTTCCTGAAGTATCCTCCTCATGCAATCTCTGCATGATAACAATTATAGCGTCTTTCTTTTGGTCATTCAAACGGCTAGGTACGGCCCCGAGAAACCAATCATTTGTAGAATTTCTTATCTGCTCAGATTGGGCGTCCATCCAGGATAGGGGATCATCAATTATAACCCTGTTGCCGCCCTCACCCGTAATAGCATTGGCGGCTACGGCGACTCTATGGCCAGTTGCTGTATTCTCGTATCTGGTCTTGGCGTCCTGATCCGCCTGCAATACAACATGCGGCCATCTTTCCTGATACCAGGGAGACTTTAGCAATCGCCTCATGGCGATACTATCGTTAATCCCGCGCTCTTGAGAGTGAGATATACACAAGAACTTCTTATGAGGCAGGTTTCTTGGTCCCCACTCCCACGCCGGCCAGAAAACATTTAGAAGTCTTGACTTCATCATACGTGGCGGAACATTGATGAGAAGCCTATTATACGGCTTTCCGTCTATATCTATCCCGTCTGTTATTGCCTCTAAGTGCTCGCAAATGATGTCAATATGCCAGTTATGGACATATTCCATCCCCGGCTCAACGATCTTCCAAGCATGTTTTATGAAGTATGATAAAGATCTTTCACAACGATCACGCTCTAGATGAAACAGAGTCGCCGCAACGTCGACCTGTCTCGGAAGCCTTACGAAACCCATTGCTTAGTGTACAGCCTCGTCTGCGTCCATTTCCAGCAGTTCTTCTTCTTGCTGGTCTTCCACGACCACCGCCTCGATAACCTTTTGGTTTTCAAGCATATAAGTCTTACGCAGCGCGCCCTCTAGCGCGTCTAGTTCGTCTTCTTGCAAGTTGGAAATATCCAGCCGATGGACATTAAGCTGCTTGACGTTAATGTTGTTGTCCATCTTGCCGACGATCTCTTTCGGCATACATGCCCGTACCAAACTCACAAAGGCAGTCGAATTTTCCTTCGCTATTTTCTTAAGATACCCAATAGCCCCATCTGGGTCGGACTCATGCAAAGCCTGCAAAATCAACTTCTTGGTATCGGTATTCAGCTTATTGGGAACGCCCTTCTTTCGCCCCGCGCCCGGTGTTCTACCGCCGTCACCCTTTATAAAACGTCCGCTTTTCTTATCGGGCATTAAAGCGCCTTTTGCGCGCGGGCCAGCGCGTCCGTAACGGTATCGTCAGGCATATTGAGGATCGGAGCCGTTACCTTCTTTTCGGCCTTCTTGGCTTTCTCGGCCAGTTTCATAAGGCGCTGGACAAGGAATTCATGAGTGGGCTTCTTGACCGAGCCGCCTTTTGCGTAGAAAGGATGGCCGCTTTCTGGCTGGGCGTAGATACCTTTGGATGGATCTTCTCCCGCCGTGGTTGTCGCCGCCCTCGCGGCGGCTACACCATAAGGGCTAGGGTTGACTGTATAACCCGCTTCGGCTTGACGCTGCTCGTAAAGCGGCGAGCGTTGACGCAACGTCTCCCCCACCCCTTCAACAGCATTCTTGGCGGTCCTATTTTGAAGGTTGCGCGCCACCGTACCGGCTAACGGCGGCACCATGCCCAACGTGCTACCTATTGGGCCAAATGTATGCTCGCCCAACATTCCCGCGCCGACGCCCAACATAGAGGACATCACGCCATGGCCGCCGCCTCCAAGGTTGCCGATGCGACGGAGCGTGTTTTGTGTGGGCGTTTCAGACCCCGTGACGATATCGCGGACGGCCTGTTTCTCTGGGTCGGTAAAGCTATTTAATTGGAATCTTTGTGGCGAGGTAGGATCAACGAGGGGCTTAAGTTTGCCGCGAAGGGTATTATCGTAATTGCGTCCTGAGTTGGCCCTTGCAGTGCCAAGTACTGCTGATTCGTCTCGATTGGTAACGAGGTCTGACCGCTTTGCTGCGCCGTAGTTGGCATTCCCTTCCTTGACCAGATCGGACGCGGTGGAAGCGGGTCCAGCCAGAACAGCTTCCGGAGGAGGGTTCTCAAGAAAGCCCTGAAAGTGGCCCAAGGCCGTGGCAGCCGCCATCCTGTCAGTGTCACTCGCCGCCTGGTCTGCGGTAAGCTTGGAGAATCCTCTTCGTATTCCCATGAGTCCAGATATAGGGACTGATATTGCATCGTCTGGGACGTTTCGCGTGTCAGCGAGCTTGGCAAAAGTTCTTGGGGCATCGGCGGGACCTATTCCTAGGTTGTAAAGCTGTTGTTCAACATTGTTGGACAAGTTTACAACGTGCGGAATGCTGTAGTCAACCCCCGTATCCCGCGCTGCGTTCAGGGCGCTCTTGCCAGCCGTTTTGAGTTCTGGAGACGTAGGCGTCTCAGCCACCGCACGCACGGTCTTGCCGGACAATCCGGGAGCCATCATATCGCCCGGAGTAGCGAGCGCTGCAGCATCCCACGTCTGTCCAGCGGTTTCCGGGGTTGCGGTATTTGCCGATGTTTCTTCTCCCACTTGGTGAGCAAGCGCCGGCAATCCGGTTACGGTATTATAAGCTCCCTGGACTAACCTCTTACCCGCCCCCAACATGCCAGAATTGGAATCAAAGTCCCACGAACCGTTGTTATAGGCAGTAACTGGCAATAAGGACAATGGCGACGACTGCCAAGCAACGCCGCCGTTGTCGGTTTGGGGTGGTGGTGGAGCCTCCTGCGTGTCGGGCGCGTTAATCGCCTTCGAGAACGCATCGGCATTAAACCCTCCCGCTGGCGGAGGAGCGCCCTGCCCGGTCCCGCTAGGCGCTGCCTGCCCGGTCCCGCTAGGCGCTTGCGCTGCCTGATCCGGTGCGTTTATCGCCTTCGTAAAGGCGTCCATGTTGAAATCGGCCATGTGCGTTACTCATTCCTCATAACGCGACCGAAATTCTTCACTCCATACTTTTGTTCAAGCAATTTTTGCGCCGCTGGGGGCAATGTACCGTTCAACATGTGGTCAAACATAGGAGTCGTCTGACCAGCGTCGTATTTCCCAGACAGAATGTCTTGCATTCCCTGTCTAAGATGCTGATATTCTGTTGCATTGTGTTCTTTATTGAACTGACTCATTGCATTTTGCGCTAAATACCAGTCAGGACGAGGGCTTGTAGACTGCGCTTGGCGCTTATACTCCTGCAAATAGTTATATGGGTCCAAATCTTGCTGATTTAGAGCATAAAGACCCGCCAAAATCTTGGATTGGCCAGCTCTTGTCGTGTAATTCCCGGGAGTAGCAAGTCCTGCAATCTCCAAAGCTGCCATAGAATGCTGATCAGCGCCTTGACTACGCTGAAATTGCATTTGAGCGGTCAATTTGTTAATCGCCTGTTCGGTTCCTAACTCATTTGGTTGGATTTGCCACTCTGGATGACCAGATGCGGTGGCAAGTCCGTTAACCTGCCCTAGAACGCCCTGCATTGCCTGATTCAAAGCACCAGGAGCAAGCGCCCCTTTGTTTGGAATGTGCAACAACTCATCAGTTATTTGATTCAGACTGGCTCCCGTTGTCACCGCAGATTGGTATTTACTCTGTAAAGCCGCCTCTGTCTGACGAGATGTGTCCATCATGTTATTATATCCGGCGCTATTTGCCGGAATTCTGCTCATGACACGATAATCGTTAGCGGCGGAAGACTTCT